AATGTTATCGCGTATAGATCCGCCCGGAACGTCCACATCGCGGAACTCTCCCGGCATAATCGGGGTGTCATCACCCTTAATCTTAAGACCACGGGACTTCAAACCACCCGGAAGGTTGGCTAACGTGCCTGAATCCACCAATTGACGCAGTAATGAAGTGGCTGACTTGCTTAATCCACCTATCATGTGGACTAATCCGAAGCCATAGAAGCCTAATCCGGGCAAATAGGTGTAATGAACGAAGTGTTCGACCTTTAATTTCTGCGGATCTTCTTCATTCCAGTTACGTTTGATCGATAAAATCTTTCGAGAACCCTTATCGATGGTAATTACATAAGGCAAAGCTATGCCTGTCTGCTCTCCACCCTGCATATCCTCGAAACCGGGGAGGTCATAGTCAACAACCATCTCTAATAGGGTGTGCCTGTGGTCAACTTCGTAGTTGGCACTGTCACCAGTCAGCCTATTGTACTTCTCTTGAATCTCTCCAATGTCTGGAGAAGGAGAAGGAAGATCAATATCCCTATAAAAACCAGAAACTTGTAACTTCCTGATATCATTAGGAGTTCTTTTCATCACATGCGTTGCACGTTCACAGGTCTTAAGGTCAGAAGCGCCGTAACTAACGACAAAATCTTCCGCCGGAACGAACATACTGCAAGGTCTGTTAAGGTTAGGATCGAAATAAACCTTTCTAAAAGCAGATCCTGCAATAGGCAAAGAGAATAAAAGCTTCTCAGTCTCAGACCGATACTCAGACATTCTCTGTGTCATTAAATAATTTAAGTAATCTTGTACCCTACTGGCCTGCTTTACCTTGCTATCAGTGAGTTTGCCCACGATAGAGGTCTTAGCTGGCCCAGCAGCAGGGAATATCTCTTGTATTGTCTGCGCCTGAAAGCGAACTACAGCCTCAGAAAGCATTGGATGAAAGACACCACAAGCTCCAGCCCAAGGTTGTGTCCGGTCTTCAAAGCGTAGACCCAACAAATCAAGTCCCCTGACGTAGGATTCTTCCCAGTCAGATCGACTTTCCTTGTCAGCGTTATACACACCCACAAGATCTGAACCAATCATGTCCAGAGTCTGAGGGTCAATGTACTCCGCTAAGTTAGCGCCGTGATCTAATTCACCCATAAAGCCGCCCTCTGGATTAAAATCCAAAAGAACGCCACCATCCTCAGTCTCAATAGAGACCGCTTCAGGGTTAACTATGTTTACCTCGACAGACTCTTCGCTATCTATTGCAAGCGGATTGCTGACCAGAGACTTTTCAATAGCCATTAAACGACCTCGAAGTTCCCGCCTTTGGTTGCAGCGCCCATACCACGGCACACTCCACCAGACTTCATCTTCTTAACTGTCTTGCCGGATCTCATACCCATTACTTTCTTGGGAGCTTTCTTTCCGCCCATCATTTTCTTGGCGGCTGTCTTTCCAGCTTTCATTCCCATAACTTTTTTAGCGGCGCGTTTACCACCCATCATTTTCTTAGCGATACGCTTTCCGCCCATCATCTTTTTGGCAACAGTCTTACCGCCGCGCATTCCTTTTTTTCTCATCAAGAAATCTCCTGTAATAGTCTTTACGGATTTCATACATCTCTGTTATTTCAGAGTTACCACTGTAAACATCATAATAACCCTGAAGCTCAAGCTTATTAGAGGCTTCCTGAAGAAGAGAAAGTCTTTGAATAAAGACCAAGCCATAGCTGTACTCGCTTATAGGCTCAAAACTTTCATCGTCCAGAACTTCGCTTTCATCATCATAGGGGTGAAAACCCATAACCCAAAGGTCTGAATCGCCCCAAACATCTTGGCTTATAAGGCTGTTAACCTCAGCAAGCCCGTCATGAAAACCTTCTTGATCTTCGTGGTAGTCAGTTTCTACAACAATAACCAGATCGTAGTCATCATCATACTTAGAAACATACTTCAGTAACTGCTCGTCTCTACCATCATGATCAAAGACAATCTTAACTAAATCCTTTTCCCAAGCTGCTTTAGCATAGGGACAAGTCGGAATGTTCTTAAAGTTAGGGTTGGGCATCTCAATAACATTGGATGACCATTCCCTGATCTCAGTCTCGATCTTGTGTTCTTCTTCATCGAGATCGATAGCTTCTTCAGGCTTATTGTCTGTGTTCATCTATCCTCGATAAGACAGCAAGCGCATTAGAAAGGTTCAATACTGACTGAGAAAACTTCATAGATTCGTTGGCGTCTCTGCAAGCAGCGTTCCAGCTAAGAACATGAATAGCCTTGGTTATAACATCTTCTAAGCTTGCATAGTCTTGATTAGCAACATCTTCTATTTCTTTTGACATAGGGTTCTAACTCCTCTGTTTAATAGTAACTGGCTTTTCCCCCATAGAAAGGCTCATCCTCTTCATCACTATGTAACTTCAAGAAGCCGCCCTGCCTAAACCTAAGCAGCGCCTGAGTAGATGAGTCAACCAAGTCATCATGCTCTCCTACTGGGAAAGCAGCAAACTCATCGACCACCTCTTCAGCAAAGCGTGTCTCTGGACACCAAACTATACCAGAGGCAAACAGATCCGCCACGGCATTAACCCTAGCTATCTTGTCGTTACCTCTGGAGGGAGTGTATTCAGATACCGGGATGCCCATCGCTCTCAACTCAAAGATCAAAGGAGTTCCCGCAGCCTTGGCCTCCACGATAAACGCATCTGGCTCCATCATCTGCCACATCTCAAATGCTTTTTGTTTAAGCTCTGGAAACTCCAGACGCTCCTTGTAGGCATCAAGCAGGATAATGTTAGGCTGAGTCTGTCCATCATCGTCCGGCGCATAGAACACGCCCCACGTTGTACAGGCCGAATAGTCGGATCTTTGTGTCTTTAAGAAAGCTGTATCCCAAGACTGGATAATAAATTCGCAGGGAGGCGGTCTTTCATTTTCCCAGATCTTCCACCATTCCTTCTTAACCAACGCCCCCTCTTCAGCAGTGGGGTTCTGTTGGTACTGTGCGTTCCACTTAGAAGGCGGCAGTTCCGCTTTGAGGGCATCCAGTTCAGCCTTAGACCAAAACTGAGGCCACAACGATTGCTCTTTGTCAGTCCCCTCATACATGATAGCGGGGAACTCAATAATCTCCCACTCATCGGTTCCAGCCCGTTGAGCAGCAGACTTAGTTATCTTTCCGGTTAAATCGCGCATATGCCATCGCGTCATCACGATAACAATAGCGCCTCCCGGTTGTAGGCGTTGACGAGGCCCGGATGTGTACCATTCATAGGTTCGATCAAACACAGTGGGGTCGGCACTCTGTCCTTCTTGCTCCGAGTGGGGATCATCGATAATGAGCAGATCTGCACCTTTACCAGTTACAGCACCACCAACACCAATAGCGAAATACTCACCACCAGCACTGGTACTCCATCTCCCAGCAGCCTTGGAGTCGGGCCTAAGAGTCAACTCTGGGAAAACTTTCTTAAAGTCCTCGCTGTCTACGAGGTTACGAACCCGCCTACCAAATCCAACAGAGAGTTCTGCTGTATGGGCGGTCTGTATTATTTTCTTATTTGGGTACTGCCCCAAGAACCAAGCCGGGAGCATGTAACTAGCAAACTCGCTTTTAGTGTGTCTGGGCGGCATGTTTACTATCAACCGCTTTAACTCACCACGAGCTATACGCTCAAAAGCAGAAGCCATTATCTTATGATGCTCACCATCAATAAAAGCAGGCCACATCGTGCGTACAAAATCTATATATCCAGCCCTAGCAGCCTCAAGCTTCTTCGCTTCTTCAAGCTGCTCAAGAAGGCTAAGTATCTCTTGCTTGTCCTCAACAGGGACGCTATCTAATGTATTGATTAATTTTTGATCAATATCCAAGCGCAATTCGCCTTTCTGAAAACAAGGATTACTCTTGTAAGGATTTCACTAGCAAGGATTTCCCTTGAAAGAATCCCCTTTAATTTAAAACTAAGGCATACCTAGAAACGGGTACTGCAAACGTATAAGGGTCATCCTTAGTAAGGGTAGTCCTTAAGACAC